TGCATTTTTATCAACATTATTTTATTCTCCACCTCTTGGTGCGGAAGAAGAGTATGCAGGTGTATATGCTAAAAAACCTAAAATCGCAGATACTTTTGATTTTACATACAATCCTAATGCAAACATAAACACCGCACTAATTCAAGATAGTGACCCAGTAATTTTTGATAGCTACATGCAAGAGAAACTCGATAATTTTGAACCAAGAACCACGGCCCCAGGACCTAGAAATAATTACCAAGGATTGTAATGGCTATTACAAGCATCCTAAAGCCTACATTAAAAAATTTATGGCTTAAACCAGCAAGTACAGCATTTGGTGTAAGACCTAATACTATGAGGCTTCAGGTACCTTATGATCAATACGGTAAAAATGTATTAGAAAGAATTTATCTTAGAAAAGTAGCAGCTTCTAATAAAGAAAATAAGCAATTTTTAAATCGACTATCTAACCTTACAAAAGTTAAAAAAGCTAAAACTGGTGGTAAAGAACATGCTACGAAGTATAGTGATGATGATGTTAATACTTGGGTTAAATTAAATGAAGGAAAACAAGGCGCTGCCAATAGAAATTTTATTATAAAAAATTTTAAAAAAAATATTGGAGATAAACCCGCGCATAATATAATACAAGCATTAAATAGAAGAGCTAAACAATTAAACCCTGATTTTCAAAGAAATCCTTATCATAAAATTCTTTACAGTACAAATGAGGATAAGGATAATGCATTTTTATTAGGATTAGAAAATTTAAGTAATTACGCTTGGAAAAACAAAACTACAGGTAGAGAACTTAGCGGACAAGATTTAAAAAATGTAATGTGGCCTAAAAATCCTGAGTATCATAATCTATGGAAAGGTGATGAGTTTACTGCAATGGTAAAGGAAGGAATAAGAAAACAACACAACAATCTTTTTCCAGAAAATTTTAATCAATTTAGTTCACAAAGATCACCAAAAAAATCTTTAGTAGAACAACAGCTTGCTCTTCAAAATAAAGAATTTTCTAAAATTGCTAAATATTTTGATAGATCAGATATAATTTCTCGTGGTGGATATTTTAATTTTGTGGATGATATTAATGTTATGGGTTCTAAAAATATAAACACAATAAGTGATGTTTATGGATCAGCTTACAATGCAGTTAATAAAATAAAAAATATACATCCTTCAGTTCCTTCTACTATACGTCATGAGATTAGAAACCTTATAAACAGGACTTTTATGTCAGGTTTTAAAAACGATCAAAATGCAAGTATTGATAAAATGATGAAACTTGTTGATAAAATGAAAGATCCTAAATGGGCAGAAGCATATGTGGATTTAGTAAATAAGCGTAGATACTATGACGACTTTTTTAAATTAGCAGAAAAAATGACAGGGGTAAAAGGAGTGCCTGACATAAATTTATCCGGATTTGATCCAAGATTACATATTGGCCACAAGAAAGCTTTAAAAAATTATTATGAACTTGGCACTGATATAGACAATTTAGTTTTACAAGGTTCTACAAAAAATTTAAAACAAGGAACAAAAACTGTTAGTGCAGGACAAGTAAAAGATGAACTTAAATTATTAACTGATTTAATGGAAGATCATTATTATCAAGTTATGGGATTAAATAGAGGCGGAATTGTCAGGGGATACGCCGGTGGTGGAATTGCACGCCTTGGTGTAAAGCTACTTCAAGAACTTGTAGGAAAATTATCAAATAAAGAATTACAAATGATTTTAGGTACGCAGTTTAAAGGAACTAAACCTTTAATGGGCCCAAAATATAAACGTCAAATGAAATTAGCAAAATATCTTAGAGATAAATACGGAAAAGAAACCACGTGGCCTTATGTGAAATCCGAGGTCCCAGGACCTAAAACTTCGCTACAACGTATGCAGGAAGAAGAATTTTTTAAACATTTAGAATTCTGGCCATACAAAGGAATGGGTGAATAATGGTAGTTAATTTAACACGACGTGCCTTTATGAAGGGCATTGGAGCCCTTGCAGGATCCAAGGTACTTCCGAAAGGATTAACTAAAATTTTACCTGATGTACAAAAAGAACTACCTTTAAACGATGCCGTGCCGTGGGTTAAGAACATGGTGCACATGGCAAAGGCAAGTGTTGCACAAAGAGCACCCATAAAATTACCTAATGGGACAGAGATATCTTATTTATCAAAACCTAAATATGATTGGGATTCACACAAGCTTGCGATTAAAACAGCAGACGGCAATGAAGACTTAATTAATTTTAAGGAAGGTAAAAAGGATATTACTATAGAATTTGATGTTGCGGATGATTTCCATACAAACCAGTTTTTAGAAATTGATAAGAAAACAGGTTACACTGAAATGATAGATAGTAATCTTAGAATGGCACCTGGCGGTGAAGATGTTATTAAAGACGATCCAATTGTATGGGCCATTGAAAAAGACAAGCATAAATGGAGTGATCTAGGAGATACATTAGAGTCTAGAGACCATTTAAATGATTTTTATTCAGTGCCAGATGATACAGACTATGGCTATCTTTTTGAAAGGTATGTTGATTCTTTTTCTCCTTCTGGTAGTATATTTAAAACAAAACAATTTGCAGACGCAGAACGCGCACGTAAAGCATTAACAAAAGAAATGAGTGAAATGGACTGGGAAGAACAATTTAGAAGAGGAAGTCTACATGGCTTTAGTAAAGGGGGAATTATGAAAGATGTTGTACCACCATTAGACGGCTACGCAGCTGGTGGTGTTGGTAAAAAAATTATACAAACGGTTGCTCCTAAAGTTATTAATAAACTTCGTGAGTTTGCTCCGCAGCTTACTGGAAAAGTAAATCCTAAACCTTTTACAGTTTTTGACAATGCAGGATTGCCAGTAAAAGATTTTAAAACATATGATGATGCAATGAAATTTGCTAAAGAAGATCCAAATATGTTGTCTGTTGGCAACACACCTAAACCGGATGTGTCTACAGATGCACCAGCAATGTTCTTCCGTTCGCGTGAAGAAATCATACAAGGCCCACCAATCATGACAGGTGAGCAATGGCTTAAGTTTTTAAAAGCACGTGGCATACGTGACGCAGAAATGATGGACACGTCCATGGGACCATGGCTTAATCAAAACTTAAAGAACAAGATTTCTAAAAATGACCTTGTTAATAAATTTGATGAATCCGTACCAGATTTTAACGTACAAGTACTAGGAGAAGAAACATCTTTAAACGTAGATAGATTAAAAAACTCTCTTCAGAATTTAGATACAACTGTTTTTCCTAAAGAGTCTGGATCTATTTTAAGAGTGATGCAGGACGAAGTAAGAGGTTTAAATACTGAAAAATCAAAAACAGAATTTTTAAAGCGTCTTGATAATTTATTTGATGCTGGGTATGGTATTCCTAATGTAAGTAAAACAGGTATTCCAGTTGATAACACAACTGTTCCTTATGAAGTAAGACAGTTAATGAGCGAAGTATTATCTGGCACTGGCAGAAGAGGTGTTGGATTTAAAGAAGGTGCTTATACAGGTCGATCACAATACGGTGGTCAACAAACACTAGATGGTGGTCAAAACCACCGTGAGTTTTTATTTAGTTATAAACCAAAAGGTCCACGTAAAAATGAGCCAGTTTATAATTATGCCCATTCTTTTGGAAGTGCTGATACTAAAAATGCATTTATGCACGCACGTGTAAGTGACCGCGTGGATGAATATGGAAACAAATTATTATTTGTCGAAGAGTTTCAATCAGATATGCACCAACCAATATCACGTGCTATTCGTGAAGCAACTAAAGCTGGAAAAGAAATACCAAAAGAAGGTAGGTATGCAGCAAGATTGGATGTTGAGCAACCTAAGCTTAATAAATCAAATCTTCAGCAAATGGAGCTTATTCAACGACAGATTGATCGTTTGTTAGAAACAAAACCTAATTCACCTAAATTGGCTAAATTATATGAGCAAAAAGAAATAATTAGAAACATGGAAAGGGATGCTGCTAAAAAGTTAAGTAAAGAAACAACTGGTATTCCTGAAGGACCATTTAAAAATTCTCAAGATTATATGGAATTTGCAATTAAGTACTTGCTGCGTGTAGCAAAAGATGGTAATTACGACGGTGTTGCTTTTTCGACACCAGCAGTTAAGAACCGTAATCTAAGCAGAGGAAGCAAAGATTACCAAGGTAACTTAGTTGCATATGGAGACATTTTGAAGAAAGCGTTAGCTAAAGCTAAATCTAAAAGTGGAGCTGACTTAATTCAAACTTCCATAAAAGGTGATCAAATAAGAGGTGGTTCGTTTGGGGGACGAAGTGAATGGAACTATTATGGAGTTCCAGTTCTAATGTTAAAAGGTAATACTAAGGCATTAGAAAAAATTAGTAAGGGCTTACCTGCTTATTCAAAAGGTGGATTAACAAAAACAGTTCCACCAGAAAAAGGACCACAACCGTATGGCATCATGAAAGATGTTATACAACCACTATAAGGGGAGATAGATGGCTAAAAAGAACCAGAATAACAATATAGACAAAGCTATGGAAGCACTACAAGGTGCTTTAGATATTGAACCAGTAGGTCAAGAAATTCAATTACCTGAACAAGTAGTAGATTTTGAATCAGACGTAGAATTAATCGAAACACCAGATGGTGGTGCAGAGGTTAACTTTGACCCTAATGCACCAATTGATCAATCACAAATTCCATTCGATGCAAACCTAGCGGAATACATCGACGAAACACAGTCACGCAAGTTCTCTAATGATCTTGTGGGAGCATTCGAGGCGGATAAAGAGTCACGTAAAGATTGGGAAGATACCTATATCAAGGGACTCGATATGTTAGGCTTCAAGTATGAAGACCGAACACAACCCTTCGAAGGTGCGTCAGGGGTCGTACATCCTTTGCTTGCTGAATCTGTAACTCAGTTTCAAGCTCAAGCTTACAAGGAACTCCTCCCCCCAAGCGGCCCCGTACGCACACAAATAGTAGGACAAGTTACACCTGAAGTACAAGACCAGGCAGAGCGTGTAAAAGAATATATGAATTACCAGATTACATCTGTAATGAAAGAGTATGACCCAGAAATGGATCAGCTATTATTCTATTTACCATTATCTGGTTC